GCATAGAAAGAATCAAGGAAAGATGTATAAGATTAATCCTAACAACCCTTTTAGCCTCGTAAATGACCTATCTATTTGGTTATTACAACATTATAATATCAGCATCACTTGGAACGAAATGCTAGGTATAAAATTAACAGATGGATTATATGATGAAAGTAATAAGCCTTACTTTATGTCAAGAACAGCAGATTCTAAACTAAAAACTAATTTAGGGTATGTAATGCATCAAGCAGATGCGATGGCAGCTAGAATTGAATTTGAAATGTGGTATAAAGGTAAGCCGACTCAATCAGCACCTATTAAAAAACAATATGCTAAAAAAGGATTATCTAATCCTAATGTAAATGCACAAGAAATGTTTAAAGATTTATTTGGAGATAAATAATATGGAAACAATTATATTAGTGACAGTTATATTAGGAATAGTGTTTATAGGTAAGTATGCTATACGAGAAGGGCAGAGAATAGAACAACAAAAAGAATTTGAAAAAAATCTTAAAAACTTTGATAAAAAGAACAAACAACAATGATAACAACAATTATAATTTTATCGATATTATTAGCAGCATCATTAGCTGTTAACATTAATCAGTTACGTAAACAAGAAGCAAGTGCAGATTACATTGAAGAATTAGAAAATTCAAATACCGAATATTATACATTCTTTCAGAGACTGAAAACTCAAATAAGTCAGTCGACTACAAAATTAAAGCAGATTGATCGATTAGGTTCATTTGAGTCTGATGATGAAACTGGTTTTGCATTCAAAGAGCTCAAAGATATTTATGATGACTTAAATAGAGGATTTTAATGACAGAAACAGAAGAAATACAAATCGAATATAAAGAAGGCGAATCGCCAGTAGATAAATTTTACATATGGCATGCCGCTGAAATGAAAGACCTTGAAGAAAATGGTCCTAAAAAGCGAAGGGGCCGTAAGCCAAGTAAAAAACAATATTTTACTTATATAACAGATAAGGCAATTATTGCATATAATTTTGAACCTAGTTGGTCTAAAAGAAACAAAGTATTTTCAGAATTTATTAATTATCCGTTTAATAAATTAGTTGAAAATATTTATCATACATTTCGATTTTCGTATTTTGATGTTCCTTATGAAGATATAAAAGCTGAGGTAGTTGCTTTTTTAACTGAAAAGATTGGAAAATTTAAAGAAGGTAAAGGTAAGGCCTTTTCATATTTTAGTATTGTTGCTAAAAATTATCTTATTATTCAGAATAATGCAAATTATGCTAAAATGAAACAAAGATCAGATTTATCTGTAGTAGATGATTCTAGAAACTTAATAGGTGAACAAACTTTGACAGATCATCAAGAGTCATTAAAAGATTTTACTAATCAATGGTGTGATTGGTATGATGAAAATCTTAATAAAGTATTTTCAAATAAACGAGATATTATAGTTGCTGATACTATTATTGCATTATTTAGAATGCGTGATAATATCGAAAACTTTAATAAAAAAGCTCTCTATATTTTAATTAGAGAAAGAACCGGCCTTAAAACTCAAAACATTACAAAAGTAATTAATGTAATGAAAAGAGATTATGCTAAGATGTGGTCTATTTATAGCAAAAGTGGTCATATAATAGGCAATGCATAATTATAAAGTCCTTATATTTATATAAAAGGGCAAATTATGAGTAACGAATTCGAACTATTTAAAGGAACAAATTTTTCTGATTTGATGCGTGATATTTATCATAATTCAAAAAAGAAAGGAAGACAAATTGATGGTCTTATAAAAGAATTACAGCCATTAATTAAAAATACAGGCGATGCTACTGTAATTGTGCCTATGATAAAAGATTATCTAGAAGTTTCTGTTAAGAATGATGATGCATTAGTAAAATTAGCAGCAGTAGTTCAACGATTAGTAACTGCTTCAAGTAAAGATGATGATGGAAACGAATTTGGATTAACTGAAGATGAAAGAGCTCGTTTAATAGAAGAAGCAGAATCAGAAATAGAAAAATTAAAACCAGAACAAACACAGGAGATTACAGATGTCGATAGTGACAGCGGAAGTAGTAGGGATAGACAAAGCATTTAAGCCGTCTAGAAGTAAGCTAGGTATTCCATTAAATTTAGGTGCTGTAAAGATACGACTATCATCAAAATCCGGAGGTGGTAGTCCTAGAATCGAACGATTTGCATATCCTATGTTTAATTTTCAACAAGTACCATTAGTAGGAGAACATATTGCTTGTGTTAAAGGACCTTCGAGTATGACTAATCCTGGCACAATGTCTACTACATATTTTTATTTAGGTCCTATTAATATTCATGGTAATAATCATCTCAATCCTATGCCTGGCTCAATGGATGTAGATAAAGCCGGCGGAGGAGGATTAGGGTTAGCTCAATCAGTAGGAGCGACAGCCTTAGGTAAATTTAGATATAAGCCTGGTGCTAACTTTAAGGAAAAGAAAGATGTTCTTAAGTTACAACCGTATGAAGGTGATATAATATTAGAAGGAAGAAATCGTCAATCTATCCGATTAGGCTCATCAATGATGGGTATAACAACACAGTATGCTAAACAACCATTCTATAAAGGTAAACAAGGAGCTCCGATTACAATTATTTCAAATGGACATAAAAAACAATCTGGAGCGGCTGCTGTTGCTAAAGTTGGAATTGGTCGATTAAAAAAATCATTTTCTACACCTACATATGGAATAGAAGATCCTGATACTACCGATTCAATATTAATTATGTCATCCGATTCTCATAAAATTAGTATGGATTTGGCCAAAAGAAATAAACAATATGGAAAAGGTGTTGAAAAATTATCTGTATATCTTAAGCCGCAAATTATTGCTTCATCAGATCGTATTATTTTAAATGCAAAAAAAGACGAAATATTATTGGTAGCTAAAAAAGATGTCAAAGTTGTTACTAAAGGTTGGAAAACTGATATGGAAGAATTTTTTGATACTATGTTAGATTTTATGGAAGAAGTAATTAAACAAAACAAAGAATTAGAAAAATGTTATAAAGAATTAGGTTCAGTTGCACAAAATAATGCAACTCAAATTCATCCAACCGGTGTTGGTCCGTCAGGTCCACCTACAAATGCTGGCTCATTTATCAAATCTAAAACAAAAGCCACTACCGGTGCTAGTAAAACAAAAAATATACGTACTAAGATCACTAAACTTAAAGACGTAATTAAAAAAATGAAAGGATAAAAATGCCTGCAGTTTGGCCCGCTTTTCAATCACAATTAACTAGTTACTTACAAAGTAATAAAGCAAAATCAGAAGACGAGACTGCAAAGAAAATAGGACAATTATATCATCAAGCAGTAAAAACTGCAATGCCTATATTAGTACCAGGTGCTACACCAATAGGAGGAAGTGCAAGTATTATTGCTAATGGATTTAAGGCTTCATTTAAATTAGGAAAAGCTTTAGGAAAAATTCCTGCCAATCCAGCAATTTGGACACCTGCAGGAGTAGCTGTCGTTACATATTGGACCGGTAAAACATTTATGCCTGCTGCTCCAGCGCCCGGAGGTGCACCGCCAGCTACAACACATGTCACAACTATACCAGGGATTCCTCCTATACCACAAATTTATGGAGCAATGCAAGCTAAAACAGCTGTAGGAGTGGCTTCTGGCCTAGTTGGTGCATTTACAACTCATCTATTATCAGTGAATGGATTATGGACAGGATTTACTCCATCTGTACCTCCTGTTCCTTTACCATTTCCGTGGGTTGGAATAGCCTAATTTCAGGTTAACTGATATTTATTAAAAAGGAGAATACTAATGAAAACCAAAACATTTGTAAAGTTATTACGTATGATAATTCGTGAAGAAGTTGGTAAAGCTATAAAAACTGCTTTGAATGAATCATCAATCAATCAAGTTACCGATATTAATTTAAAAGAAATTGCAGAAGATCCTATGCCTAATAGACCTATAGCTAAAAAGCAATATGTTAAGGATAGTATGTTGAATGATATACTTAATGAAACAGCAGCTATGCCTGCCGGCCAAGAAATGACTGATTGGAGTTCAATGAATTTTAAATCAGAAATGGCACAGTCATTTGGGAATCAAAGACAACAAAATAATATTGCGCCAGTTGCAACTCAAGGTATTAATGGAGAGCCTGTTAATATGCAAAACGAAAAAGTTGCATCTGTTATGAATGCAATGACTAAAGATTATTCTGGATTGATTAAAGCAATTGATAAGAAAAATGGTAAAATGGGAATTAGTAAATAATGGCTAGAACAATATATCAAATAGCGCCTATCGATACTAATCGACAACAAGGAGTTGGCCTTTTATTGCCAATGAATAAATCAGCACATGCATCTAACCCTAATTTAAATTCTATATTAGGACAAACTACATCAGTTGGTAATGATTATGCAACTAAAGGTGGTAGTGGTGCTAGCGTATTTGCAATGTCTTATTCAACACAACAACAAGCTATAACTAATCTTAAAAATTTATTAGCAACAAACAGAGGCGAAAGATATATGCAACCAGCATTTGGTACTAGAATTAAACAAGCAGTATTTCAACCTAATACAGAAAATTTAGAATTATTTCTTGAAGAAACAATTTCTGAGTCAATTGAGATGTGGTTGCCATATATTAAATTAGAAGGTGTTGATGTTATTCGTGATGTAGACAATTATTCTTTTGTAATTCAAGTTAATTTTTCAATTACCGAAACCGGCGCAAATCGTACAATTGTTATATTAGCTAATGAAAACAATATTGTAGTAACTGAAGAGCTAGACGGAGTTCAGAATGAAGCATTAACGGCGGTAGGAACATTTGGTGATACGTTTACTGCAGGATCATATTAAGGAGATAAATAATGGCAGAAATGATAAAAAAAGATGTAAGGTATTTAGGAAAAGATTTTAGTCAATTTAGACAAAATCTAATTACATTTGCCAAACAATACTTTCCAGGTACATATCAAGATTTTAATGAATCATCGCCTGGAATGATGTTTATGGAAATGTCTGCATATGTTGGAGATGTATTATCTTTCTATTCAGACCAAAATTTTAGAGAATCATTACTAAATAGTGCTCAGGAAGATGCAAATATAATTGCATTATCACATTTATTTGGATATAAACCAAAAGTAGGAACACCATCTCAAGTTAAATTAGATGCATATCAATTAGTACCAGCAATTGGAAGTGGAGCTAATATTGCACCAGATTATAGATACGCCCTTTCAATAAAAAATGGCATGACTGTAGAAACACAAGATACCATTATATTTAGAACTCAAAATAATATAGATTTTAATGATAATGCTGATGTATCAGTATATGAAATAAATGAACAAGGTGAACCTACCAGATTTACATTAAAGAAAACAGTGTCTGCAGTTTCTGGTGAGGTTGTAGTAAATACATTTACATTTGAAGATCCAAAACAATATGACAAAATTTTATTACCAGAACATAATGTATTAGAAATATTATCTGTAGAAAGTGATTCTGGATATAGTTGGCACCAAACAGATTATTTAGCACAAGATACTATATTTGAAGATGTTGCTAATATTCCATTTAATGATCCAGAATTGTCAGAATTTAGATCTACAGTTCCTTATATATTAAAATTGACAAGAACGCCTAGACGATATGTAGCTCGTGTTAGAGGAGATCTTCGAACTGAATTACAATTTGGTGCTGGTATATCTTCTGATGCAGATGAAGAAATAATTCCTAATCCAAAAAATGTAGGAGCTGGATTAGAGTATTTACGAAGAACAACTACATCAGCTATTGACCCAACAAACTTTTTAGCTACTAGTACATATGGATTAGCTCCTAATAATGAAACATTGACAGTTACATATACGGTTGGAGGAGATGTTTCAGAAAATGTACCAGCTAATACATTGACAGAAAATCCAGCACCAGTTTATTTAAATGATAATCCTACAGTAGATTTAACAGATACAAAAGCAACATTAGCTGTAAATAATCCAGAACCGGCTCAAGGTGGAAACAAACGAGAGAGTATAGAAGCAATTAGACAAAATGCAATATCAGCATTTGCAGCTCAGAGTAGAGCTGTAACAAGAGAAGATTATATAGCTAGATGTTATGCTTTACCAGCAAGATATGGAACAGTTGCGAAAGCATATGTTATTCAAGATACTCAACAAGATACTATGGATCAATTATATCCGCAAGATACTATATCAAATCCATTGGCACTAAATTTATATACATTAGGGTATGATGGAAATGGTAATCTAACTGAATTAAATCTAGCATTAAAAGAAAATTTACGTACTTACCTTTCTAATTTTAGAATGTTAACTGATGCTATTAATATTAAATCAGCACATATTGTTAATATAGGAATTGATTTTGAGATAATTCCACAGCCTAGTTATAATTCAAATGACGTTGTTATAAGATGTATTGAAAGATTAAAGGTATTATTTCATGTCGATCGTATGCAAATCAACGGAAGTATTAATCAATCAAATTTAATATCAGAATTAGATAAGGTAGAAGGAGTGCAAAGTGTTGCTAGTATTAATATTTATAATAAATTTGATGGTAGTTATTCTAACGTTGTTTATGATACCAGTACAGCCGTAAAAAACAATATTATTTATCCGTCATTAGATCCGATGATATTTGAAGTAAAATATCCAGATTCGGATATTAAAGGAAGGATAGTTAAGCCGTAGGAGAAAAAATATGAATAGAATATATTACGCAGAACGAGATACAACATTATATGAAAAACATTCTGATCGAAATACTGGCCGAGATGAAGTATTAGAGTTAGTTAAAATTGCATCTGGTTCGCGTCATTTTGAAGGCGATATTAATTTAGGAATACAAGAAAATACTTATAATAGTAGAATACTAATAGACTTTGGTACAGAAATAAATGCATTGTCTCAATCAATTGTAAATGAAGAAATTCCATTATTAGGAAATACTCCGTTGAGAACTAGTGTATTTTTAAGTTTGAAATCATCGACCGCATCTGATATACTTAGATCTTATACAATAAAAGCTTATCCAGTATCTCAATCATGGGAAGAAGGATTAGGACATTCTTCTGATCAACCAGAATCTAATATAGGAGCTTCATGGTTGTATAGATCTGGCGATGCTAAAGCACAAGTAGCCATACCATGGACAACTGGTTCAGTACATAGTGATGGTACATCAGCAGGTACGTCAGAACCATTGGGCGGTGGGTCATGGATAACTGGTTCTGGATTTGAAGCTTCTCAATCATTTCAAAATGAAATACCTGATTTAAGAATAAATGTAACAGATATTGTACAAAAATGGTTAAATGGGAATGCAACTAATAATGGATTTATAATTAAACGTCCTTACGCAGATGAAGTAGATGGTGTAGTTCGTGGTTCATTAAAATTCTTCGGCCGAGATACTCATACAATATTTGTACCAAGATTAGAAGTATGTTGGGATGATAGTGCAATTGGAACTTCTGACAATGTTATTACTAGTAATACATATGTGCCATACTTTAAAAATATAAAAGCAGAATATAGAACATCAGAGATTGCTAGATTTTTTGTAGGAGTTCGTCCAGAATTTCCAACCAGATCATATGCAACATCATCATTTTATATAACAAAAGATCAACTACCTGTATCAAGTTCTTATGAAATTATTGATTCAATAACAAATGATGTCATCATTAAAGATGAAAAAGAATTTGGCAATTCAACAACAAAAATAAGTACAAATCTTAATGATGGTAGTTTCTTTGATTTAAGAATGGATAGTTTTATGCCAGAAAGATATTATAAAATTAAGTTAACATGTAGGAGATCATATGATACACAAACGTTTGATGATTTCTATTTTAAAGTAGTGAATTAAGATGACACATCCGATTTATAATTATAAAGGCAATTCGAAAACAAGTCCGTTAAATGGACTTGGCGGAGTTCCTCCAAATAGTCCAAATTTCAATCCGGTTGATGGTAATATGATGCGTGCGATTATATCATCATGGATGAGAGAAAGATATCCAGACAGCGCTACTTATAAGTCTGGCAATGTACTTTATTATCCGGAGATGGAGGTCAGTCCTGTAATACTTACTCCTGGACTTCCAGAAGAAAATGGAATATATGTTGCTGAAACGAATAGGAACGCTAATAATTATGAAACTCAAGGAACCTTTAAATTATTAGAAAAAGATATTAATAATGTTGAACCACAAGTTGATGAAGATTCTATAGACGATTTAATTGATGATAGTTTTTCTTTCTTTGTAGATGAACCGGAAGATGAAGAAGTAGTAGAAATAGCAGAACCGGAAAATGATATTTTCATCACACAAAAATCTACAGAATTGGAAGACTGCCATGCTATGTATTTAGAAATGGGGCCAGGTGCTCCGAATCGTCCAATCGATCCTAATACATTTTGTGTTTTCTATATAGATCAAGGCCGTGCTCGTCCTATTCCTAATTATGAGACATTAGAAGTAATGTTAGTGGAACGACAAATAGGTTATGAATCTATAAGATTAGCAACTGAGGGAGAAATAGAATTATATGGTTTGCAAGGTAGATTAGCAGCACCAAATGAAGGAACATCTCCATTAGGTTCTACATTACAATATGAATTTAGTCGTATGCCAGATAGATACCAACAATGGAATTTGCAAATACGATTCGACTCAGGATATAGACCAGTTGCACCTTTTTTAAGAGATCCAGGAGATTATTTTGATCCGGATAATGTCAATGATTTAGGCACTCCTTATGAATCATTAGTATATAATGAACAGTCGTCTATTGAAAAAATGCGTGACAAATATGAAGGTAAAATGGTTGTATATAATGTCACATACGGAAAGGTTGATGATGTTCCAAATACTATAATCGATGCGGATATTAATAGTGTACGTATTATGACATTAGGTTATTGGAAATTGCCTATTGAATTAGAAACATATCGTGCGTATAATGAATTAATGGATATAGGCGCACAACCTCCTAATGAAAATTTTCATATTAATTGGTTGGACCGATTTAATAAAGCTGGATTTTTAACAGCTTTTCAAGGAGGTAGTGGAGGACAATTTATTTCTGGATGGAATGATTTTCCTCATATTGCTGGCGCTGATACATTAGATCAAGCTGAATATAATGAGTATTTTACTAATGTCGGAGGCGATGTATTTTCAATAGATTATCTAGAACCATATGAACCTCGAGGGTCTATTCAATATTATTCAGCTGAACTTTCTCCTGAATTGCGCGCCCAGGCATTAGCAGCAATCCAAGAATTAGAAGATGATTATCAAGAACAACAAGCAATCAATGCAATGAAAGAAACTTTAAGAGAAGAATGGAAAGATTTGAAAGCAAAAGTACAATCCAGTATTAATTCATTAAGTGTTACTTTTAGTGATATAGCAGGAATTAAAGAAGCAAGAGACAAGGCCGGTAGTATACGCGATGATTTAATGAGTTATTGGTATCCATCTTCCGGTAAATGGGGATATTATCGTAAGAGGAGATTTGGTAGTGGAGATAGGAAAAAAGGTGACTCATATGGTTTTTGGAAAATGATTGAAGATAAGATGAGAAATAGTCATGAAAAAGAGTGTATTAAAGCTTATATAATGTCATTAAATGATTTTGATGTTGCAGCTCCAGTTGATAATTCTATACAAACAAAATTATTACTTCCAGCTACAGAAATGACTAACAAGAGTGATATAAATAAACAGATACGTAAAGCTGGTGAAGTGGTTGCTCAATATTTAGATTCGATGCTAGGTAGTTTGGTTCCTGGCGGAGGAGGCCATTTTGGATTTGGAGCACAAATTAAACAAGCATGGGGAGATCTTAAAGAAAAAGTAAAAGGTATTTTTGCTGGCATCGGAAATACAATTGATGATCTAGCTCAATTATTTGGAAGATTTGATATAGCCGATATATATACCGAAAAAAGTATGATTAGAAAACAAATATCTACATATAATAGAAGCCAGCCATGGGGCACTAGTACTAAACAAGTATTTACAGAGCAAGAACAAGAAGATTATGGATATCAATATTATAGTTCTCCGATATATGGTAAGATGACGCCATTTGATGAATCAATTGAAAATATAATAGGATCAGAAGATTATGTAGAAGCAAGAGATGAGGTTCTGAATGACCTTACATGGAGAAAAAGTAAATGTAATATGGCTATAGGAGAAATAGATTCTGCAGGAAATTTGATTACCATGGACCAACTAATAGATTTAAGTGAGAGATTAGCGGGTAGGACATTAGGGTTCGAACAACTAAATCAAAACCTTCCGATTCCAGCACCAGAAACCATGCAAGAAATGTTAAACATTGTTGGTAAAAGATGGATAGCCAAATCACATAACACAGTTCAAACGGTAAGATCAGAATTTAGAAGATCAAGAAAGAAATTCTTTATTAGGTATAACTCTAGGAGTAAGGGTATAGTTAAAAAATATTTTCCAAATATTTCATCTACTCATTTTAAAGATAAAACTTATAAACAAATACCATATGATACTATATAACGAGGAAATGAATGTCATTAGATAGATTTATAAATAAAGAAGATATTTTACTTGCTGGTAATAATGGGCAATCGATTATTCCTATTAAATGGTCAGAAGAATTAAATGCTGGAGGTGCATTAAGTACCGTTAATTTAGGATCTCATGAGGCTATAAATTATGCCGATTCACAAAGGCCTGGAAATAGATTTTACGGACCTAGTGATTTCTTTAACTCTAATGCATATTATGCAGAAGTACATTTATATAGTATGCGTGATGGGTCATATGTTGATTCTGTACGTACTACTTTTAGAGTAGATCAAGCAAATCAAGGTGGCATTAATATTGAAACTCAACATATTGTAGCAGGTTTAGGTATTAAGACCGGTACATATATATGTGTAGTAAATCTTCTATTACTGCAATTAGGATCAGATCAACATCCCGCGTTAAAGATTCAAGAAATATCAATTGATCGTACAGAACTATATTTACGAGGCCGTACTAGTCATCCAGATTATAAAGACTTTCTTAAGAATTTAGATTCTGATTATTTAGAAGATTCTCATGTTAATAAAGAATTGAGATCTGGTAATACTGTTCTGAATTTTGGTAAGAATCGTGTATATACAATATTATCTCAAGCAGGGTGGACAGAAGATGATGGTATGATTGTTAAACTTCATAAACCATTATCTGAAGACTTAGCTGAAGAAGCGATGTGTTGGATAAATTTTGAAGTAGCAGATCCAATTGTTAAATATTTAAGACTTGAATATAACGAAGAAGATAAAAAAGTATATTTACGTACTGCTAATTTTGATGCAGATTCTGATTACAATACTATAACAGAATCTGATTTTAAAAGTTTTTCTCAATTATTAGGATCATCAACTTCAACATCAGAACAAGTTATTCAAAAACTATTAAGTGGTTCATTCGGAGATAGTCCAGTTGGTATTGATTATTCTGCATTTGAAAACTTTATATTTTATTCTTCGGCCGCAGAAAGAATGGCCAATTTTAAATATAAAATACAACAAATTGAACATTATGATAATCAAATAAATTTATTATCAACCTCTGCTTCAATTATTCCGACATTAGGAACTGATAAACAAATTGCTGAAGCGCGCAAAAGTGAAGTTATTGGATCGTTTGATGGATTTGAAAAATGGTTGTATTATGAATCAACATCAAGTTTATTTACTCATCAAGCTGTTTATGACACCGAACATAGAAAAGGAAATCCTACTAGATTGGAAGGAGGAGCATTAGGCTCAGATGTTTATCAAATTCAACCATATCCAAAATTTATTTCAGCTAGTGCTGGCAATAATGGCGGAGGATATTATGTTAATCATTTATCTGATTCAGCTATTGCAACTAGTTGGTATGAAGGAACATTGGCATCTGCATCATTATACGATACTTTAAATGAAACATCATTAGTAAATACAATTCCAGAACATATTAGGTTAGATTCAAATAATGATCAGTATGAATTATTTATTAATATGATTGGACATCATTATGATATTTTATATTCATATGCCGATGCCTTAGCTAAAACATATCATCCATTAGAGCATCCTAAATTAGGACATACAAAAGAAACATTATATAATGTTGCAGAATCATTAGGTTGGAAATTATTTAATGGAAATCAAGCATCTTCATTATGGCAATATAAATTAGGCTATTCTCACGAAACTGGATCATTCTTTGCTAGCACCGGTAGTATATTTACTAAATCAGATGAGGCTATAACAACAGAAGTATGGCGTAGAATAGTTAATAATCTACCTTATTTACTTAAAACGAAGGGGACTGCAAGGGGCGTTAAAGCGTTAATGAATACATATGGTATTCCTCAGACTTTATTAAGTATTAGAGAATATGGGGGTCCTAAGGTTGCTGAAGATGTTCCTTTATTAATAGAAGATAGATTTTCATATGCATTACAATTTAAAGGTGCAGCATTAAATAGTGAAACTTCGCCTCATATTTTATATGGTAATAGAGATTATACAACCGATATTGGAACATGGGGGTTTGTTAGGCCACATTTAACATCGGGAGATGATATACCATCACAAACTAAAGAGTTTAGATTTAAGCCTGGTGTTAAAGAATCTATGTTATTACTTACAAATACTGTAGATTATACACCTGCAGTTGATAGTAGAGTTGTATTCCAATTGGCAGTGCAATACACTGGAAGTTATTCAGGATCAGACCAGTATGGTCGTTTAGTTTTCTCTCATGCACAAGGATATGCAAATCTTTATCCAATGACAGGATCAACAGATTGGGTTCCATTATATGATGGCAATTTTTGGAATGTAAGATGGTTTTGGCAAGCAACTGGTTCTGATGCAGGTATATACAATACAAGTAACAATTTAAATACAACATACCATCTGCAAGTACAACAAGCTTCAGATTATATTTCAGCAAAAATAGTACATGATGTATCTGCATCATATACGCCAATAAGAAGTGATCATAATATAGGATGGGGAGCGGCTGGCAGTAATCAAGAAAAAAGAAAAACAAGGATCGGTGGATGGCCGGGAGTAGGAGGTTCAAGAGATCAGTATAGAGTAAACACATATCTTCGAAGATTTATTGCAAATGATAATTCAATCTCCTTTTCAAATAGCAAAAAACCTAATTTACTTACATATTCTGGTTCTATGCAAGAGTATAGAGAGTGGTTAGAAGATATCGGTGATACTGCATTTGATTTACATACAACAAATCCTACATCATATGTGTCCGGACTAAATCCTACAGCATCATATGATACATTAGTAAGACATTATCCATTAGGAACACAATTAAATGCAGTTGATCATAATAATTCCAATTATTTTATATTATCATCATCACATCCAGCACAAACAGTATTAGATGCACAATTACCGTATGAGACATTGACAGAAGCATTAATAGATTCTGGTAGTTCTTTTGCTTCTATGTCAAACTTTCCTGAACCAACAAATACGCAGAGAGGAAATTATGAAGCAGTTGAAGAAACATATTATGTGCAAGGAGTTTCATTAGGAGGTGCTTTACCAAAATCACAAAAAATTAGATTTGATGATAATAAGTTAATAACTAGATTATCGCCTTCTGCTACTGCCGAAACATCAAAATTTGATGCAGCATCATTAGACACAAATCGATTAGGACTATTTTATTCTATAGCAGATCAAATCAACAAAGAAATTTTTAATCAAATCGGTGATATAGCTTTAGATGATTATGTAGGTGACCCAGATGATCAATATGAATATACATATCATGATTTAACTCATTTTGCAAAAGGATATTGGAAAAAGTATTCTGATAGAAATGATATTAATGCATATATGAGAATTTTTAGTCAATTTGATTTTTCATTATTTGAATCGATTAGACAAATGTTACCAGATCGTGCTGATGAAGTAATGGGACTTTTAGTAGAACCTCATGCATTAGAAAGAGTTAAATCTGTTCCGTTTAAAAAGCCAGAAAAAGAACCGTTACATTATGATGGATTCTTAAACGGAATGACGCCTACTTCATCAGGAGAGTATCCATATTATGAAGGAGAAATGAGTGCAACGCCAAGTACAGTTGATTCTGTAGTAGCGTTCCATAAAGGAGATAATGGATATTCTGATAGTGGAAATTATTTTGGAGATTTTGAATTAAATACATCTGCTAGTACAGATTACTTTACAAAACATATATTTCCGGTAGATGAAAGACCAACAATAACAGGTTCAGCTTTATCTATATATTCTGTAGTCCAATCAGAGCCACCATTTTTAGCAGATAACGATTTTGTTTGGGATATAGTAAACGGCGGAAATATCAATGTTAATGACGGTGTTTATATGGCACAAAGTGCTGGGACAGTAGATGGTCTTCCGTATGCGTCAGACAAAATAAGGGTACAATATAAGACATATAATCAAACAGATACTATTGAAGATATTCGTGTCAATGTTACTCATAAAGATTTGGCAAATGGAGCTCAGACTATATTATATGGAAGAATTATATCAACTGCAGATAATGAAGCATCAAATCTTATAAGAATAGAGTCTACAGCATATCCATATCGTCATTTATCAGAAACTGCAAAGGCAGTCTTTACTTTTACTAGTACTGATGAACGTGAAGATACGTTATTATTTAAAGATGTGCATATACCTAGACGTACTAATGTAACATTGGAATTATTTTATTCAGGTCAAAAGCCAATTGGGACTGGAGGAGCTTCTGTTCGTCCAAATATTGATAGTATTGATTTTATTAGAACAATATCAAAAGCTGGGTATAGTGCATTAGATGATTTTATTGATGTTCCTAGAGCAAGTAAAGATTTCAAATTGAAGAAAATGCATTATCATTTATCGAATCCAGCATTTTCAAAATATAAAAATGATGAATTACGTAGGGTGAGTGCTTCATTACATATTGGCGTAGTTGGAAAGTATAATCAAAATTTGGCGCCATCATCATTTGTATATAGTCAATCATTAATTGATTCGCATTATCGTGATGATGAAAATAATAAAATTGCTTCAAAATATGTAGGTTCATCACTTTCAGCTCCAGGTGTAAATGTAGTATCTGGTTATGCTGAAATAGGATATACACCAATAGTAGAAATATTTATTACAAATCCAAATCAAGTTGTATATAATACAACACCACAAGTTACTGAACAAGGACAAGAAAATCCTGGTAACTTAACTGTAGATGGTGGACCGGCTGTATTGGTAGCACGTCCAAATAGACCGGTTAGAAACACCGGTCGACCAAATGTAAGCTATAGATAGTGTTTAAAATATATGAGAAACTATAGTACATGTATATTTATTAAAAAGATAGGGTAAATCATGGGATACTTAAACAATTCGACAATTACAGTAGATGCAATCCTTACTAAAAAGGGGAGGGAAATTTTAGCATCAGGAAGAGATCAATTTAATATAACACAGTTTGCGTTAGCAGATGATGAAATAGATTATGACTTATATAATCCAGACCATCCGCTAGGTACTGCATTTTATGGAGCGGCGATAGAAAATATGCCTGTAACAGAAGCATTACCAGACGAAACACAAATGTTAAAATATAAATTAGTGACATTACCAAAAGGCACAGGACAAATACCAGTAGTGAGTGTAGGTAACTTACAAAATAATGGTATAACACTTAATTTTGGAGAATCATTTAACATCACTCCACAGACAATTAATATGCAAGCAGGAAATTCAACATTTGGATATACAGCCATTTTATCAGATTCTTCAGCATGTACAATTAATGCATCAGGAGGAACAGGAGGAACAACAGTGCCTAGATTTGTTGGAGATTCGTCAGCAGCAAGAAGTGTAACAGTATCTGGAGGTAATTTTACTATTACTGGTAAACAACATACTAAAGGAAATATAAATGCAACGTTATTAATTGTTGGTAATGAGACAGGAGGAAGAGTAATTATTCCAATTACAGTGTTAAAAGATACATTACCACAAGCCCCTGAAAATTTAACTTATGCATCTTAAAGGAGAACAATAAATGGCACGATATACTGGTGGAAATAATAATAGAATGATGAGAATGGCGGCTCCTAATAGGAGTTTTGCAGGACAAGTATCCCAGCCATCCGTTCAGCAACAAATCCAAGCTCAAGCACAATTATTAGCTAATCAAATGTTGCAGGAAATGCAATTAGCTGATCAACAAGCAGCTTTAGGTAGAATATATACAACATTTGCGAGTGGTGATATTCAAGGAGAATATGAAGAAGTAGTAACAAAAGGATTATTTACAGGAAATACTGGTAGTTTAACTACAATGTTTACTTCGTCATTATTAACTGCAACTCAAAAAACATATTATCAAGAAATTCATTCAACAGGTGATCCTAGTTTGAATAATCAAGCATCATCTGAATTTTCTATAGCATATGGTGATTTTAATGGTTCTGGTTCAAAGGATGTTACCGGTAATTTAAATAATGATACTCCATCTAGAGCAATTTATAAACAATATGCACAATTATTATTAGCTCCTAATGATAAGAAATTTACTATTAACGGAACAGATACAGATTCAATATATGTATTAAATTTTAATAGAGCAAGAATAAGAGAAAAAGTAGATCCTGGTAATTTTGAAATTACATTAGCTCAATTATCATCTTCATTAGATGGAGTAGCGGGGCCTGCATTTTCAAATGCTGGAAATACCGGATCAAATGTTAAGCTAGCTGGTACAGGTAGATATATACAAATTTGTGATGATAGTTCTATTAATGATCCATCAGCAACTGAAGGTGGCCTTGTTTATAATTTAGTATCAGGTTCTATTGATGGTGGAACATCTATATCAAATGCATCAAATCCAGTATATTATGGATTGTTATATCCACAACATGGTGTTGCTATATTGAATGGAGATAAATTAGATGATCAAATTGGCAATGGCGGTGTTAATTTTGGAACAGTTTCAGGTTCACAGATTCAAGGTGATAATGCTGTTAAGTTATACCATTCTATTTCATCTTCCAATGGATTGATGCCATCTGGTAAGAGTGGTGGTGTTCAAGCAAGATCGTCAGAAAAAATTACTGCAACATATTATTTTGTAAGAGTTAAAAATGGAGAATATAATTATTCTAATAATCCAACCTTTACAACCGGATCATTAGGAGAAATAGCTTATTCATCATTTGTTTCAGATCCTCAAACATATATTACATCGATTGGATTATATAATAATTCACGTGAGTTATTAGCAGTTGCAAAATTAAGCCAACCATTATTGAAATCATTTACGCGTGAAGCATTGGTTAAAGTAAAATTAGACTTTTAAAAATAAAATAATAAGATGATATGTCAAAAGTATTTAGACAAATTAAATCAAATGACGTCCATCAACGACCATTTAAAGCGTACAAACATTACAAATTAAATAATTCTTTAATGTCGGTTGGATATGTAACTCATTCTGCTACATATTATGGAGGCCGGATTGACCATAATGGAGAAATTGCATATCCTTTAAATTCTGATGGTACTAACGAACATGTTGCTTGGCATGCAATAAAACAAAAATTTTATAGTCCTAGAACCGAATCATTACCTGAACATGTTTTGAATCCATTAAATGAAAGAACATTACACGTTTCAGCATCCACTTTAACTATACCTTATAACGACTCCGGAGAACGTATTAAAAATGATACTATTGCAATAACTAGTAGTTGTGGTGCATTAGATGTATTTTTAGAAGATGATGGAGATGGAAATTTAATAGATACGAGTATAGATGCAACATCATTTGCATCATCTAGTAAAAATTTCTTTTATATGTCATTCAATGATAAATTTAATGACTATAGAGAATATAGATCTAATAACAATGACTTTTCTCAATATGGTTTAGGAGTTTTTTCGGGTAGTTTTACATATGAATTGAGTGGTCAACAAAAGACGGCATTAAATGCTGGAAAATTTAATATTGTTGAGGGTATAGCTGTTACAAGTAGTTCTGAGCCACATACACCTTCTGGGTTGGCTTGTAGATTTTTAGATGTGCAGGGAAGTCATATACGTATACCTCATGAAGATATATTTGATAGTTTTGGTCATTGTGATGATTGGACTATATCATTTTGGACAAGAACTAAAGGTAATACAAGAACTGATGTAATTCTTTCTAAACATGCTTTAACATCTGAACTTAAGTATAATACAAATGATAATGTTTTAGAATTTCAAGATTTTACATTAGCTAATTTAGAAGGAACTGCTATATCTGAATCACGTGCGCGTGTGCCATTTCATGTAACATTAGCATCAAATCCTGGTAGTCAGCTTTTAGCTGTAGAAGCTAGCGATGGAACAAATAATATTGCAGGATCGATAGCTGGAGAAGATTTTCCTGCAGTATTTCAAACAAGTGCAACACCTAGCGGAAAATGGTGTCATTGGTTAATTAGAAATTCAGGCTCGTTATTACAGGTATTTGCTAATGGTTCAACATTTGGTAGTTATTCAGGTTCATTGCCAGATCAACCAACTGCTAATAAAGCTGATATTACTATCGGAAATCGAACTAAAGATGTTAACGAAACACAGAATGTAGATATTGCCGAAATAAGAATGTATGATTATGCTGTTAATGAAACTGGAATCCAATCATTAGCCAATAACAATTATATATCAGCTTCATGTTATCAAACAAATATTGTAGGTAATGTATTTCATAGAAATGGTCAAATTGTTGCATCATCTCCATTACCTAAACATAATACAGGTTCTGGAATATTTAGTTCAGAACGTGATTGGAATGTACGATGGAGAGGAGTACATACTATATATGAAAATCAAGTTTTTGTACGTGTTCCAAAAGACGTATTGAATGTATCAATTAATCCTACAGCAACATATAAACCACCTACAGATGGAGGAGATGTTTGTACTACAAATCAAAATAATGTATTGCCAGGAGAACGAAGAAAAGACTTGTTTATATCTGGTACATTAAAACCTTATATTACATCAATTGGATGTTATAATGACAAAGGCCAAATGTTAGCAGTAGCTAAATTAGCACAACCTATACAAAAACGTGATGATATTGATATGAATTTTGTTGTTCGTTGGGACTACTAATATTTATATAAAAGAGGAATAAGTTATGGCATGGAGATCAAAATCCAAAGTTCGGAAGAACGCAATAAAACATGGTTATAGAAGCGGCTTTGAACATAAAGTAGCAGATCAATTAACAGAATCAAAAACTAAATTTGAATACGAAACTACGGTTATAGATTATATCAAACCACAAACCAATCATACATATACAATTGATTTTACATTACCAAATGGTATTTTAATTGAAACAAAAGGTAGATGGGTATTAGAAGATCGAAAAAAACATCTATTAATCAAAAAACAACATCCAGAATTAGACATAAGAATGGTATTTCAATCAGCCAAAACAAAAATAAGAAAAGGCAGTAAAACTACATATGGAATGTTTTGTGATAAGCATGATATATTATGGTCGGAAAAGACAATACCGGAAAGTTGGTTACGTGAGAAAAAAAGCCAGTAAAAAACTTGAGCTTACGAGAAATTTTTAATATATTCATATTAATAAAATTTTTTATTAAATTTATTTAAGAAAAACATTATTATTGAAAGTATTGAAATGATAATGAAATAGTATAATTAATTAATTCGCAAATGAGCAAATTCTCTATCATAAATCTTCTTGAATCTGTGTTGGGTAAAGGTAAGATTAATTCTAATGATAACGTTGCATTCCATTGTCCATTTTGTCATCATAATAAAAAGAAGATGGAAGTTAATATTGTTACTCAATATTGGCACTGTTGGGTATGTAATGCAGCTGGAAGAAAGTTACCTATATTATTTCGTAAGTTAAATGTTCAACGAGAAAAAATATCAAAATTAATAGCATTACTTGATGATGTAGGATGGCGACCATCGAAAACAACTACAGATACTCCGGTATTACAATTACCCGAAGGATATAGACCATTATGGAAACTACAAGAAATGAGTCCGGAATTTAGAAACGCTGTACATTACCTTAAAGGTCGTAATATTAATATCCATGATATTCTAAAATATAGAATTGGATATTGTAGAAAAGGTCCTTATAAAGGTAAAATTATTATTCCTAGCTATGATGCAAATGGAAGCTTAAATTATTTTGTAGCACGTGCATATTATGCTGAAGATAAATTTAAACATAAGAATCCTCCGGCTTCCAAAGATATTGTAGGATTTGAATTACATATAAATTGGAATATGCCTATTATATTAGTAGAAGGAGCATTTGATGCAATCTCTATAAAAAGAAATGCTATTCCATTATTTGGTAAGACTATATCAAACACATTGAAAAGACGAATTGTAGAAAAGGGAGTAAAGGACATTTATATATGTTTAGATTTAGATGCCCGAAAACAAGCTCTCGAGACAGCACAGTATTTTATGGCAAATGGATTAAATGTATATTTTGTAGATATAACAGGAAAAGATCCTAGTGATTTAGGATTTGAAAAAATAACAAATGTGTTAAATGAAACACATATTATGAGTGAGACAGAATTAATGGAAAAGAAGATATTATGCGCACTATAGATATTGGAATTGATAAAATAGATAAAATTTATCATATAGCAGATGTTCATGTTAGAAATGTAAAACGACATAAAGAATATCGATTAGTATTTAAACGATTATATTCCTATATAAAAAAGACAAAAACTGATAATTCTATTATATATGTAGCTGGAGATATAGTACATGCTAAAACTGATATGTCACCAGAATTAATAGCAGTTGTATCAGATTTCTTTAAAAAATTATCAGATATAGCACCTACATTAGTAATTACCGGTAATCATGACTGTAACTTAAATAATAGTTATAGAATGGACGCCCTCAGTCCGATCGTTAAAGCCTTGAATCATCAGAATCTACATTATCTTAAAGACAATGGTATATATTTGATATCCGGAGTACACTTTAACGTATTATCAGTGTTCGATAAGCCAGTAGATTATATAAAAGCTGATGATTTTGAAGGAGATTTTAAAATTGCTCTTCATCATGGTTCGGTACATAATGCTTCAACCGATGCTGGATTTACTTTAAGCAATACACATGTCACAACAAAAATGTTTGAAGGACATGATTTAGTATTATTAGGAGACATTCATAAACCACAATATTTAAATGATGAAAAAACTATAGCATATGCAGGATCATTAATTCAACAAAATCATGGAGAAGCTTTAGGTCATGGGATAATGGTATGGGACATTGAGACTAAAAAATGTAATTTTATTGATATACCAAATGATTATGGATATTATACGTATCAAATTGATAATGGAAAAATATTGAATCCTAGTGATAAAATACCATTACGTCCTAGATTAAGATTAAAGGTAAAAGATACCGATTCCGCAACATTAAAAGAAATAGTTGCTAAAATTAAATCTGAATATAAAGTACAAGATATTTCTATTCAAAAAATTAATGCATTAAATACTAATGATGAAAAGAAAAAAATTAATTTTGGTAATATAAGAGATGTAGAATGGCAAAACAAAGTTATAACAGAATATTTAACAGATGAATATGCATTAGATGATGAATTATTAGATACGATTAGGCATATTAATAGGACAGTACATAGTAAACTTCCGGCAAGTACATTGACTAGAAATATAACATGGCAACCTAAAAAGTTTGAATTTTCTAACATGTTTAGTTATGGAGATAATAATCAAATTGATTTTACAAACATGAATGGGTTATATGGGTTATTTGCTCCTAACGCATCTGGTAAATCAACATTGTTAGATGCTTTATCATTTTGTTGTTTTGATAAATGTAGTCGTACCAAATATGCTAAACATGTATTAAATAATAAAAAATCTAGATTTCATTGTAAGTTCGAATTCGAGTTAGGTAAATATAAATACTTTATTGAACGTAATGCACGAAAACATAATAATGGACATGTTAAAGTAAATGTAGATTTTTGGAGAATAGACGAATCAGGAAACCATGAAAGTTTAAATGGAGATCAAAGAGATTCTACAAATAAAATTATTCAACAATATTTAGGTACATATGATGATTTTGTTTTGACAGCATTATCACTACAAAATAACAATACTGGCTTTATTGATAAAAGTCAAAGAGAGAGGAAAGAATTGTTATCACAATTTTTAGATATTGATATATTTGAACAATTGTATCAAATTGGACATGATGATATTAGAGAAACAGCTGCTTTAATTAGAGAATATAAAAGAAAAGATTTTTCGACCGACTTATCATCAGCTAGAGATATTATAACTCAGTATACAGGGTCTTATGAACAAATGAAGATTGATAAAAATGAACATGAAGAAATGAAAACAAATCTTAATGATATCATTTTTACTATGACAAAAGAGTTAAAGAAAGTTGATGATACATTAGCTAGTCCAGAAGATATTGATCAAGAAATTCAGAGTATAGAAGAAGATCTTGAAGACATTGTTATGTCAAGAGATACTCAAAAAGAAATGATTCGTGAACAAAAAAAGCTTATCAAAGAAACTACTCAAAAAATAAATAAGATCAATGAAAAATCTTTACAAGATGCATTAGTAGAACAAAAAGATTATCAAGACACGGTTGTTAAATTAAACAATGATCTTAAATTAAAACAATTAAAAATTCAACATGCCGAAAAAATGGTCTCTAAATTAGATAAGCATGAATGGGATGAAGATTGTAGTTATTGTATGGCTAATCCGTGGTTACAAGAAACAAAACAAGTTGCAGATCTTTTACCTAAATTAATTGATGAAGAACAAGCTATTGAATTTGATATCAAACATTTTGAAGATGGTATTGCAAAAA